AAGAATCAAACAAATTGAGTACCGTTCTCAACATATAGAACAAACAAGAAAATTGGGTCGAGATAGAGCTAGAAGACCAGAAATTAGAGCGTGGCAGATTGCCTATAATAAAGATATGGCTAAGATTGGTAAATTTCTTTTTGGTGGAAAGAGAGAAGAGGTTATTAAGCGAGATGGCGAAAAATGTGTAGAATGTGGTATAACTCGCCTGAATCATATCGAGAAATTTGGGAAGGATTTGAATGTTCACCATAAAGACGGCAATGGGATTAATTCCAAAAATAAAAATAATACTTTTAGCAACCTTGAGACTTTGTGTCTTTGTTGCCACGGCTTTAAAGACAACGAGCGTAAACTTCAGGCAATTGGATATGTTAAGCCAAAACCTAAGAAGTGTATAAGTTGTGGAAAAATGATTCCTGTCCCACGTTACAAGATAACTCATAACGCCTGGAATAAACGTAGATTTTGTAATATGTTCTGTCTGCATAGGTATTATGGGCATAAGGTAAAACAATTATCCTGAAGTCTCATAAATTGAACCGGGCAAAAAGTATGGGGCTATTCCATTGATAACAAACTGCTCTCCAGCAACATTATTGGTGAATCTGACTGAAATCTTTTTACCTGCCGAATAACCGCAATCTATCCTAAAATTATTGTTAAAATCTGCATAAGCAAAGGTCGTATTAGCGTTATATTCCTTACCGATAGCGAAAGTTCCTATTATTTGCGTACCTATTCCGACAGGTAAATCGGTTGAATTTCCCACTTGTACTTCACCCGTTATAGAAGAAACCTCATCTAAAAACACTTCATAGGTGATTTTCCCGAACAAAGTCCCGTAAAATACATCTATAAAAGCAAACCTTTTTATAAGACCCGGGAATTTACAATCGGTTGATTTGGTTTCAAAGTATCCGTTAATTGCAGTAGAGATGTCGTTTAGCCCTGTTTCAAGTTCATAGACATAGGAGTCGGTCGAGTTTGATGAAGTCGCCAAAAAGTGAACCACGCTACTACTGTCCTCCCACTCAACAAATCCACTAAAGTTCCCTGTTAAAGGCGAAGACCAAGCGTTCAATCTGGTGTCATAAATAAAATACCTATCGTTATTAGTACCCGTTGAATAGGCAATATAAATCTTGTCCTTATAGAACCCACCTGCGACTTTACTTTTTAGGGTAGCTGGTATGGCTTGAATTTCCGACCTTACTCTACCCGACTTGGGTGAAACACGAACATTTTGATATTGGGCGACTTCTCCCAAAGTGTAATAATTATCACCTCCATAGAACCATTGATCGTTAGCTACTTTGATTACTGAATTTCCCGAGGGTGTGCCATTTGAAGTTACAATTTGAGAAATTGTATGAGAAATAGACCCGTCAGCGTTTACTGCCGAATAAGCAATCCTCCAAATACCGTGTTTTTTAGTATAGGCATATAAATAGTCCACTCCCGATTGGTTGTCCTTAAACAATCTTGTTATCTCTACTCCTCCGCCCGGGATTAGAATAATAAATCCAGCGTTCTTTTTAGGAGTAGCAGTTAAATCCGTGTTGAAAGTCCCAAAGTTTCCTATTGCATAAGACGACTCGGTAGCGGTAATCGGATTAGAATAATAAACTCTATCGGGATTAGCCGTTTGGGTCATATACATTCTTTGATTGTAAAAAATAGGCCAACGACCGATATTTCCATTTGAAGAAACGGAAGTCATTGTCGAGCCATCATCGGTATAAGCAAGTGCGTCCGTTCCATTAGCTCCGTATAATCTGTCAACCGCTTGGCAGAAATCGGTTTCCCTATCAGCCGTAAAGGCAACTCCTGTTAAAGCTGTGGATGTAGTAGAAGTAATATCGTACCAAGTCGTATTAGAAGCTACGATCAATTTATTATAGGTAGTGTTTAAGAGTATTCCCCTGCCGAATATAGCGTGTCCCGAGGCAACTTCTGCGCCAAACCTTTGTCTTCCCGCTCGTTTAGTATTAGAGCCGTTATAATCAGGTACTATATTGAGTCCATAGGGATACTCCTCATCCTCTACTGTGGACTTTCCGCCACTATACGAATTATAGCCACGATTAAAGGTGGACAGGGTATGTGCTTTTAAGGTTTCGTCTTCTTTGTAGGTTTTTGGCATCTAAGACCTCCTACCGAGGTACCCCGATCTTATATGAGGCGTTCTAAAAGTAAAAGATTTAATTGGTTGAGAAGCATTATCTATCGCTATCGATTGGTTTTTAGCTTCCCTGTAATCATCCATAAATAACTGATATTTAGCGGTTGAGCGTTCTGAAGATAACCACCACATAGCGACTGATAAAAGAATAATCGGTTCAACATCATCAGTCGGTTCATCAGTAGCGTCTTGAGTAGTGTCTATCGGAGCGTCAGTAGGTAAAGCAGTGTAGTCTATCGAAAGTGTCGAAGTAGTTTGGGAAATCTTTATTTTCTTATTAACCTTATCAACCGCATAAACATACTCCGAAGTTCCGTACATTGTTAAATCATCCCAAGCCACCTTATCGTATTGATACTTGGCGTTGCCCGAATATGTATAAACCGCAATAGGATCAAACTTTAAATTAAAATCAGAAGGTAAACTAGCCACTTGAGCGGTAAAGGTTAGTGTAGCTCCATTGGTACGCAAAAAACTCCACCGTCTTTCAGAATAATACTTTCTTCTAGCGCGATTGATTATTTTATCTCTTTTGGGAACAGATACAGCCCCGTTGTCCGCACCAAGTTGATTGGCTACACCTACCTTGATATTTCCAAGTGTACTCATTTTTTCCTTTCACCCTTAATAATGGTTTATGAGTGCATTTGGCGATAGGTGGCGAAATCCCTTTCAAAGAGTTCGTCTTTATCCACTAGGTTAAAGGTCGAGGACTCGTGGTGGATTATTCTTGGTTCTGACCACTTTACAACAGGTACTCCGAGCTTCTTGGCTCTTTCAAAATACTCCATATCCGAGAAGTAATTAACAAACCTCTCATCCAGTTTGCCCATTTTCTCAAAGGTTGCTTTGTTAAGCCCCCAGCAACAGCCAAAGGTTTCCAAACTCCCCGAGGCGGTGTCGGGAGGTGAATAAATCCCGTCTTTTATAGTTTTGAATTTACTCAAATCCCCACTTCTAAGTTCCACATCATCGTTTAGAATAATCACTATATCCGATGTCTTGAACCCCTCTTCTAAAAGCCGATTGACGGAATATGTATAACCCATATTAGTTCCGTTTTGAATAGTAGTCGGAAAGGGGCTGTATGTCGGTGAACAATCATCAAGGGTGATAAGTGTCCAGTCGGGATAGTGTCTTTTAATACTTTTAAGGCACTTATCAATAGTTAAATACAATTCTGGTTTATAGTATATCGGACAAACTATACAGGGATTATTTGTGTTCGAGGTTGTGTTCATATAGTATCATCCTTCTTTGACCTGTGTTTTTGAGATATTGTCCTACTTTATATTCAAATGATTGGCCGCCATAACTGGGGTAGTTGTCCTGATTAGGTTCGGTATAATTATAAATCCTCTTCCTGAATTCTGGCACTCTAATTAAAAATGCCTGATCACTGCATTCTGCGTCAATTTCCCCGTAAGTATTAACTTTACTCCCGGGGGAAATGATTGAAATTAAAGGATTTTCTTCCAGTATCTCAATTCCCCGTGTAATCCAATCAGAGGCGGGTTCAATGATACAGTCTGATTGCACCCAACAAAGGTAATCAAACCCTTCTGCGAGGCGTATAGCGGTTAATTCCGCTATGCTATACCAATATCCATTACCTTTATCTGTCTTGAAGTCACTTTCGGTTAAATCAAAAAACTCCAGCGTTTCGGCTTGTTCCTTGAGTACATCAATCGTCTTTCCCTTGAAATCCTTAAACGCCCCTTCGGGTACTTCATTATTGAGCATTAACCACTTTTCATCAAAGGGATACTGGCAGGAGTCCGCTTTACGATCAAACTCCCCAGCTAGGAACTTGTGAAAATCCCCCGCCCAACACTTAGTAGCAAAAGCGACAGAGGGTTTTCTAAAAACCCTATCGTAATTGTTACGATATTGATCGCTTACAGGAGATTTAAGAGCTTTTTGTGTATCTAACATTACTTTCATAACTCCACCTCATCTTCTCTCTTAATTTTTCCCCTTTTCTTATTCCTATTTCTTCTATCGGATGATTAGGAGCTAAAGATTTAGCAATATCTATTAAACCCCGTTCTTCGACTTCTGGTATAGCCATTTTATTGCCTTTTTTGTAACTATTCCAAATAAAACTTACTGCGTCCTCTTCACTCATAAAAAATCTTTTCATTCTCTTGTCGGTGATTTTGAGCGGTTTACCTTCTTCAATCGCTTTTCGCCAAATCTCTGTGACCGAACCGCTTGAGTCGAGTATATTAGCCAGTCTAATACAGTAACCGCCATAATATTTGCAGAGCATTTCACCGATTGCTTTAGTGTAGCCGTACAGAGATATTGGCTCGACCGCCTTATCGGTTGAAATAAAAATAAAATCTACGTTATTACGATATGCTTCAGCAAAGAGTTTATGGGTTTTGTAGATGTTGTTTTCAATAAAGGGGATTATATCTTTTTCCCCAATGTCAACGTGCTTGTAAGCGGCGCAGTGGATGATCAGATCACAGGGGATTTTCCTATACTCCCATTCTCCGAAGTCCCCAAGAATTGCATTTACTCCTTGTTTTTTGAGTTCGGCTACCTTTGTTTCGTCAAACTCAAGGGCAATAATATCTTCTTTGAGATAATTGATAAGGGCTCTACCTAGCGTTCCCCCGGCTCCAGTAATTAAAACTCTCATTTAATCCCCCCATCAACTATAAAGATATGATGATCGCTATCTTTGGAGCAGATACTCTCATCGCTACCCAACAATTCTGGAGATAAAAGAGATCTATGTTGGTCATAGTCCTTATTAAAAATTAGCTCTTGTTTATAAAATACCTTCGGGATTGATATTATGTGCTGTTTAGCAAAAGGTTTATACCTATTAAACTGCTCCGTAGCGTCTTTTTCCTCTAGGTGTTCCAGAATATCTACCCACAACATTAGATCGTATTGTATATCTGGAGTAAAATCTTTTATTTCCCCAGTGTAGATATGATCATAGAATTTTTCCTGATAAGTAAGTACCTTGGGATATGCCTCAAGTCCGTCTATTCTTATGTTATACTCGCCCTTGTTAAACCTCCCATAAATAAAGTCCTTATACTCCCTTATGAGATAACCATACTTGCCGTGTCCCATACCTATGTCCAGTACCGACGAAAAATCGGTGTGGACTATCTTTCTTATTATATCTGGAATTGTATTGTAATCGCTTGTCATCTGAACCACTCTTTTGTAAACATTTTCCCATAGGGTTTAGTAACTTTGGGATAAAATTCAGTTATAGAGCCGTCTTCTGTCACTGATAGGTGGGTACACTTGATATTCCAATCAATATAACAGTCACCTATCAAGGATAATTCATAGACGAAGTTTACATCTCCGCCCATTGGTATACCATAGAGGTTGTCTGTAAAAGTAATTTTCTTGGCTAAATCTGTCTTGGTCATACAGCAGTAAAATCCTCCACCGGTTATGTTCTCTAATCCCTTGCCTATCGGCTTAGTAGTTCCTATAATTATTCCCTCACGCACTAACAAATCCCAAGCTCCAATAGTAGTTCCCTCGTAACGGTCAACCTCCACGCCTTCCACAAAAACACAGTTATCTTTTTTGATAGTTTCAAACATCCTAGGTATTGCGTCTAACGGAGGTATAGTGTCATCCTCTACTATCGCCAGATATGGAGTGTCAATCAACTTCAACCCGTAGTTCATATTTTTGGCGATTACAGTCCATCTTTCTTTGGACGGTTTCAGATACCTGTCCCAAGGTATTTTTAATACTCTAACCGAAGCCCACTTACCCTCTTGTTTGAGAAACTGCCAAGTGGCGTAACCACTATTAGTGTGATCGAGAAAAACTAAATGTATATTCTCTCGATCCATATCAGCGTTATCAAGCCAGTTGAAAAATCTGTGTAAATATACTTCTCTTGAAAAGGGGATCATTAGAGTTAATTCGCAATTTTTATCTTTTAATTTATGTTTTTTGGGAATGTACGCCAAGCCGTGTAAATAATGCTTGTGCGGTATGGGTTTTACATATAATTTATAAACATATAATCGTTTATTTAGTCTTGCCCCGTTGGTAGTCTTTGTAGTGACCTGCAACCAAAAATCCCAATCTTGATAGCGATTTAATTTCTCGTCCCAAGTAACCCAAAATTCTCTCTTCACAAGCCCAACACTAGCAATGTTCGCTCCCATTTCTATCATTGATCTAGTAAATTCTAGTTCACTTGACGGCATTTTTTGAATTTCGATCTGATCGAGATTATCTATCTCATAAGGTGCATAACAAAAATCGAAATTGTTATCCCTAATAAACTTCTCACTTTCATAGAATAAATTTCCACATAGATAGTCGTCACCATCAAAGACACTGATCAATTCGCCTGTGGACTGCTCGAAACCAAAGTTCCTCGCTTTGTTGCCATTTCCAAAATCAGTTTCAAAATATTTTATATCCTTGAACTTCTTGCATATCTCCCCTGTCTTGTCGGTTGATTTGTCATTTACTACTATGACTTCCTTTTCGGCTTTATCGGCAAGAATAGACTCTATACATTGCTTTATGTATTTCTCGTGGTTGTGGGTAGTGACTATTACGCTAATTATAATTCACCCTTCCAGGAAACAGCATAGTGGTGGATCGACAATGTTTCTGGTTTAATATCTTTATTTTTACCCTCTCTCCACTTATCTTTATCTCGCCAATTATGGGGATAGAGATAATTATGGTTGTAAATCATAGTATCGGCCACATATTGGGTTTCATCTCGATGTTCCCATCCCATTTCAGTTAAGACTTCAGTTACTTTCTTAACTACTATTTCTGTCGTCAATCCGTTTTCTTCGTTATATTTTTCAAGCACTTTCTTGAAGACTGGATGGCCTGCTTCGCAACCCATAAAACCTGTCCCTATCCAATCACCTTCTTCTGTAGCAAAAAACGCACTGTATTCTAAGACCTCATCTATTGGTTTTATAATTTCAGCGTCTATATCAAGCCAAATCCCACCGAAATGGTATAAGTAGAACATTTTAATATAATCCACAGTTAATCCATATTTCTTTTCTTTCATCAGTCTAGCAGTATAAGGATGATAGGGAACGTCTTTGATTTCTATGATTTCATAGTCGGGGCAAAACTTTTTCCACGAAGCATAGCATTTTTTGAATATGTCGGGTATTTTCTTGTCCCCCTGCCAAGTCCAATAGATTTTCTTCGGAATAATTATAAAGCACTCTGGTTCTAACTGTCGCATTTTGGCTATTAACTTCGTTCTCTTCTTGAGAGCGTCTTTAATCATTGACTGTTTTTTAACTCGATAGAAAAATTCAGCAATAGCCAGATGATGTCCGTAGTGTCCAGCGTGTCCCATTTTAATCCAGAACAACCAATCCTCAAATCCCTCGGTCATCTCCTTGTTATACCCGCCTACTTCCCGCCAATGCTCTTTTCTGAACATTGCGCAGTAAACCATTATATTTTCTTTTTTAAGAAGTTCGTAGTCATAATCTTTTGTAAAAATACCAACAGCGTTTTCCTCTCCAAAGAAATTAGCGTCACAATATATTATATCTCTGCCTTTATCCCCTTCGCCGAGAGCTTGGGCGTATTTTTCAATCAGTTGGTTACTTATCTTATCATCAGCGTCTAGCGGTAGAATATAGGGATATTTAGCCCTTTCAATGGCGATATTCCTTGTTTGGGGGAGTTTCTGATTAACCTTATTATGATACGCCCTAATACGTTTATCCTTTTCAATCAGTCGCTTGACTACTTCTAGGGAATTATCGGTTGAACAATCATCAACAATAATTATCTCAAGGTCTTTATAAGTTGAGTTCAATACCGACTCAACGACTTCTTCTAAATACTCGCCCTGATTATAACAAGGGATAATAACACTCACACCCGTTTCGTGGGTGGGGTAGATTGCTTTCGCTTTATCACCAATAACCTGTACATTAAATTCCTCGGGAGTTAGGGCTTCGGTTATCTCATCATCCGGGAGATTAAATTCAATAGTTTGTTTCACTTCTTTTTCCCATAAATTGCACTTCCCTTGTATCCTTCAAAGTCCATATCAAAGAATTTCTGTAATTTTCCAACTAATTCGCTATGCTTAACATCTAAATCTCTTTGCACCTGATAATCATCAAATATCCACGAGTGAAATTCTCCCGAGAACTGTTTGATTTTGTCTAATTTCTCATCGGAAGCGTATTTGAAAACATTATATTCGCCCCCTTCGCAATCACACTTGCAAAAATCACACTCTTCGAAGGGAATCTCATCAAAACCTATCACCTTAACTAGTTGATTGCCTTCTCCCCCAGCAGAACCCAATCGTGAATGACCAGAGTTGTCGTTTTCGATTGTATCCAACCCCGGTTTGCCAACAGCGCAATTAAAGGCCTCAACATTGGCATTATTTAAAGCTATATTCATTTTTAATAATTTAAAATTCTCTTCGCTTGGCTCATAAGCTAACACCTTACCGTATTTTGAAGCTGGGATAGCAAATGCACCGATATTAGCCCCAATGTCAACAATCGTACCGCCCTGAAACTTCCAGTCCTGAATCCTGTAAATATCCCCTTCTACTACTTCGTTGACGCAAAACTCATCGTCATATCTAGGAAAATCACGACAAAAGAACTTGTATCCGTTTACTTCGTGTATTTTCACAACAATCCTTCAACCCAAGTTTTGGCCGTTTGCTCAACACTAAACTCTTTGTCTAACCCCCTCATCGGTTCTTTGGGATTTTTCAAATATCTAATCACCGCTTCAGCATAGCGTTTCTGCTGGGCTTTATCTGTATAAACTCCACTACCACGCACCAACTCACCAAACTTGAGGTATTCTGGCACGGCACCCGCTTGTGGAGTAGAGATTACATAACACCCCGCTACCTGCGCTGATTGCGAGCTTATGCAGTTGGTCTCTCCGAACTCTGAGGCATAAGCGTAAACCATACACTCTTGATATAACTTTCCGACTTCTTGGTGGGATATTCTGCCGTGATCGATAACGCCTTCTTGTTGTAGTAGAGGTATCAATTCTTCCTTTAAATCCCTTAGTTCTGGGCAAACTTCCATATCCTTGTCTATATTCTGCCAGCCATAGCAATAGTCGAGGGTTACATCGGGGATTTCCTTTTTTATAAGTGGCCATATATTCTTTAGAAATGGTAAAAGTCCCCTGTCAGGTGAAGCTGTGTATAATAGTGAGTTTGGTTTCTTCTTTACATCGCCTATAAGTTCTTCAGGCACTATCCCATTGTTTGAGATAAATATCTTTTCGCTCGGGATTGAGGGCATATTGTTTCTGTGCCACTTTGATAGGAATATAAACTTATCGGTGTTTTTAATCACTCTCTCATTAAACTGATTGGAATAAGCTATATCGTGAAGCCAGACAATCTTTTTCTTGGCTTTCATCTTTAGACTAAACAACATTGGTGTTCTCCAAGCTATCAAGATGTTGAAGTTATCATTTTGGTTGAAATTGTAAAAGGGAACATACTTCACCCCGTCATATTCTCCCTCCATTTGCCCGCAGTTGTTATAAACTGTTATTTCATAACCTAACTTTGTCAGTTCTCGACTCATCTGTATAACTTGTTTTTCGCTTCCCCCAATACCCGTGAAGATCGAGGGATAAGCCCAATTTTCCCCGTTACCTTGTCCACAGAAAATAACAATGGACTTCTTACTCCAGTTCTTGGGAGGGACGATCTCGGCTTTAACCTGTTGAATACGCACATCACTATCAAGCGTGGTTGGAATACACTCGAATAATTTAATCGCCTTCAATCTATCTTCTCGCCTTATTACCTCGGCTGTAAAAACAAAAGATTTTACAAACCTCTCTTTGGCAACCGCTTCTTTGGAGGTCTTCAAAAGTTCCTTGCACATCGGATCATCCGGGTACTGCTTTATTAACTTTCGGGCAATATCAAGTGCCATATCATATTTACCCGTCATCAGGTAACAATCCGCCAATCTTCCCATCGGGTATAAAGTATAATCTAAATCGTTTATTAAGTTAGCGGTGTCTGGTTTATCCTTTGCAAACCCAACAATAGTCCACTCAATAGCTCTTTTATAGTCCTGTTTAATTGTATAAGTCCCTGATAAGTCAAAATAAGCCAGTGACCAGTTAGGAAACATCTTGATTGCTTGAAGTGAAGCGTCAATAGCCGTATCCATTTCGTTCATTTGAACCAAACAAACCGACAAAGCGTGTAGTGCCATATACTTCTCTTCATCCCAACCCGACACTTTAAGATAGTTAGTATAAAATTCAGCTGCCTTGGGAAATTGCCCCAATCCCATCAAGGTCTGACCTAAATAGAATAATGTCCTAGGGTTGGTCTTATCTTTGTCCCTATTATATTCGTCTAGTAAAATTCTTAAGTTCCTCTCGCCTGATTCTTTTTGATTGCCGTGATGGTGATCTATCACTACAAAATCGCTAGTGGTCGTGTTAACCGCCTGTGTGGGATCAAAACACTCGTGAACCGACATCTCCCACTTGCCAGTATCCTTTCGTGTCAATCTGGGCTTCCAGTGACGTGCTAACACCCTTCCAAACTCGTCTTTGTGATATAAATACTCCAGCGAAACCCAATCTATCCCCTCATCGAGTAATTTAGACAATTTTGGTAGATTCTCCGCCCCGATCACCACATCGTCAGTATCTAAGAAAAATTGATTATATTTGGCTTGGGAATAATTAAAATTTCTTACCTCGGCAAAAGAATTGTTCCACTTAAAATAAGAATAGTTATATTTATTATCTTGACACCACTTTTTGATATTCTTTCCACCCGAGGCGGTAATACAAACCTCATCGACATACTTTACACAAGAATTTACCGCTCTTTTTAACTTATCAAACTCCGAGTCGTCTTTTACAATTATACAAAGTGAAATCATATTCCTCCGGCATTAGTTTTAGCACTGGGTCTTAATTCGGGGTATTTACGCATAAACTCCGCATAGGTTTTAGATTTAATAAAGTTTGGAAAGATTTTCTTCATCATTTTGAGCATATTAGCCCTTTCCGAACCGTCGGGATTATACACTACAGGGAAAGCGCCAGTATTTCTGAAACTGGCTTTTTTAAGTCCACCCTCCTTGGCTAGGTTATAGTCGGTTCTCTCCTCCCGAAGTTGTTTTTGAAAAGCCATCCACTCAAAGGGGAACTCTCTTTTGAAAGCTTCTATTGCCATATCTGCTAAATCCCATTGTGTCCTCGTAGCCACTTGTCCTCTCTATCTATCTCTAGTTAATGGGGAGAGGGCAGAAGCCCCCTTGCCCATTGATTAGAGTTACTTAATCAACTGATGAATTTGCACTGCGTTGACATTGCCAACGATTGCAGTTGCTTCACCAACAACCGCACCTGATTTGAAGTAACCAGTTTTTGCCCTGTCCTCATAGTGAACATCATCCAATTTTCCGACTTTAACGTAGTCAGAAATGTATGTTCCAATATTGTGGCATCCACCTGCGGTTACAGCAGCACCAGTTTTGTCGATAAACCTAGACTTAACAATCTGAACCCTTCCATTGTCGCTATCATAGACATCAATTCTACCGATAAGTTCGGCAGCTTTCGCTTCTACATTCCTTGTATTGCCAGCGGTAAAGCTAGAAATACGAGTTTTAAGAGCTGAGCCAACCAGAACTGTATCGTGATCTCCGCCATTTAGATAAGCGTCTTCAAGGAAAGTGTTGAGAAGGTCAGAAGTCAACGAAACACCCGAAGCGTGGGTTGAAGCCAGAAGAGAAGCGAAGGTAAAGATACCATTCATCTTCCTTGCGGCCGTACCAGTTCCTGATACCAACGCACCAGCGACAACTGAAAGCTCCAGCTGTTGTTTCCACTGTTTCATCGCCTTTAATTGCTCACGAGCAAACTTGTTGGAAAACCCTGCGTGGTCTATATTCTCCGAAGTTGCCCCAACACGAACACCAAACTCTATGATTTGGGTCGTATTTTGCAATAAAGTCGGGTTTACAGCGGCATACGTTGTGTCTGTCAACTCAACTGTTCCTGTTTGTGTGGTCTGTTGTACGAATGGATCGTTTACCCACGAGTGAACTTTGTTAGAGATCGTCTCTGAACCAGAGTGCGATGTAACATAAGTATCAGTTGGGTCTAGATCCATTATTTGATCCCATAGGGACTCTCTATTCGAGTCGTCTCCGTATGAGAATGATCCTGTACTTGCAGCCATAATTTTTTCCTATTACCTATCTGTCCTCTATATTCCCTTATTTTTCCTTTTCAGCAGTTCGATCATCGCAGCGTCTTGAGTTTTCCTGTCTAAAGATTTTGAGGCCTTCGTCAGTTCCTCAAGTTCGACCTGCTCTGATGTCGGACTTGTCCCAGCATTAACCGTCTGGGCACGGGCTTTTTCAGTTTCTTCTTGATTTTTCTGTTCAATAGCTTGTGTTGCACCTTCGGCTTTTGCCTCTTCCTTCAACTTGTTAAACCTTGAGTAGAATTTATCTGCGGCCTTCTCGGGACTTATGTTTTCCCGCTGCATAATCGTTGTGATTGCAGTTTGGTCCTCCTCGTGCTTAACAAGATCGGGATACTTCTCTTGAGCTTTCTCTAGCGACCTAAAGTACTGATAAGTACCAAAGTCAAAGTTCTGCCCCTTGGTTTCGGTTGCCGGAGTAACTTGATCGTTCTCATCTACCCAACCGAACTCTCTTGCTTTTTGTGCAACGTACTCGGGAGAATTTACTTGGGCGAGCTGTTCCTCTAACTGTCGCCTCTTTTCCCTTTCCTCTTTCAAGGGAACTCGTAAGTCTCCTCTACCAGTTTCTTCCGTGGTGTTTTCCGTTTCTTCCGTTGGCTCGACTTCACTGTCGTTCACTTCCGTTGTGGTTGTTTCTTCGGGAGTTTCCTCAACTTCTGTTTCGGTTTCCTCCACAGCAGTTTCGTCTGCTTTGACTGTTTCGTTAGTCATACGATCCTTTCGTTATTTGGGTGGTGAACCCTATTTTCACTATCTGGGGGACGACCCCTTTTAAGCCCTTATAGGGTAGCCGAGGACAGGCTACCCATATCAAGACTTAATAATTTCTTTCAATTTTTTCCTTGCACTTGTCTCGGCCTGCTCGAATATCCTGAATATATCTTCTGAAATGGTTGTAAGCTCTTGGTACTTGATTAACTGCCTGATCGCATACTTTTGCCCTTCTTCTTGGTCAAGGTCGGCTTTAGAAGCATTGTCGAGGTAAGTTTTAACCCTTTTGTCAACTACATTTTTCTTCCAAGTCTGAAACGGAGGATATACATTCAAATCAGAATAAACCTGTGTTCTTTTAATAATCTGTTCTAACTTTTGGGCTTTGTCCTCTGTTTTCATCTCACCTTTTATAATGGTTTACATCGCTCGTTGTCCCATTTGTTGCTTTAATAGATCACCCCGAGTCTTCATTATCTGCATTTCCTGTTGACTCTGTGATTGGACTTGTTGCTGTTGCATTTGCTGTTGTGCCTGTTGTTCTTGCTGGGCTTGCTGTTGACCCTGTTGCTGTTGGACTTGCTCTTGTTGCTGTTGCATCATCTGTTGCTGTTGCTGTTGTTTTTCGTCGTCTGTTAAATATAATTCTTCAATATCTTCAAATCCTTGTTCTTGGGCTAGTTTGCTAACTACTCTTTCGGGTTCGAATTGAACTCCCATTTCCATACCAAGTTTAATAATTTCCATCTTCTTTTGGGTTTCTCGTTCTTTATCAATTTTACTTTGATCGTCTAGGTGGACTTCGATCACCCAATCAATATCAAATACTAGGGCTTTATCAGCTCCCTCAATCGGGATAGGTTGACCGCTCATCGGATCAATCGTAGTTAAATACCCCATCGCTTCTTCTTCAGTTAAAAGTCCCGTGATAACCAAGTCAGTAATTGTCGCCTTGCCCTGTAAAATTCCTTTAGTGGCCGTAACATATTCAGACTTCTTATTTCGTAAAATTCCATAGCGTGTTTCATTTCTACCCATTAAGGAAGCGATCATCTTTAGATAAAGCATAGCCACGGGTTGCATAAACGACTCTTCTAAAGCATCTAGTTTAATCTTGAAGTTTGGCTCTGAAGCGGCCTGTAGGGCTTGAATACCTCCCATAGTACCCTGAGTCTTGTCGGTTTGAACTGAGGGCATACCCGAAGCGTAAGGGCTGAACCTCGCCGCCCGTTCCACTGCTTGTTGCATTACATCAACTGTTTGAAACGCTTGAGCCGGTGGGACATTAACAGGAACTGAAGCAACCCCCTTGGAATTGCCAAACATCACCCCACCATTTTCAATAATCATTATTAACTCGTCCAAGTCCATACTTGGGTCATCTACGACTATTGACGGTCTATTATACCGATCAACCATATCTAGTGAGGAATTGATGATTTTATCTTGGGCTAGGGTTGGTTCTCTTATAGCATCTATTTCCCCGTAAGCATAAGGTCTATCCCCTATGACATAATCCATTGCCGTAACTAAAGTATGCCCTCCGACTTTCATCGGATCATCTTCTTCACGAATTAAAATCTTGTCATTGGCGATTACTTTGTATGAAGTCCCCTCAAAGATTTCCAGTATGTGTATAGGCGCAACTCTCTTTTTGATCTTTCTATCCCCGGATATATTGTATTCGTCAGAGTCTTGGCTCTTATCGTCTTTGTACTTTTTAACCTCTCCCAAATTCTTATAAAGTCCCTTGCCCGTCTTGGTATCATATTCGTTGTTGGTTAAATCCTTCCAAGTAGTATAGGACTCAATATAATATTTCCCTGAAGTAGAAAGTGTTTTGGTGGGATCAAATATTACGTTTTTATAGTTAAGTATTCTAGTATAGGGATTGTCAGCTATTACTTTACCCCCAGACTTCTTGTAGCAATACTCAACCATAGCAATAGCGTTACCCTTGACTAAAAACTCTCTTAAAAAGTTTTCTTTTGTTTTTCTAAACGAACCATATACTTGAGCGACATCTACATCTTCAATAGCGTCTTTAATAATAGCCCCGATATAAGTGCCAAACTCTAGTAGTCCATTTTCCCCTTTAGCTTTGACGATTACATCAAGTGTAGTGTCATTGGCTTTTGAGATCATACTTTCGACAATAGCAAAAGGAGTATTCAGGGAGATGTTGTTGTCGGTTTCCCCTTGTTCTCTATAAAACTCGTACAGGTCTTGATTGCGGTCTATAACTGGCCAGTATTTCCTTAATTCCTCACGCCACGCTTTAAACTCGTCACATTGTTCTTGTACGAAGTCATTAGTAATAGGTGTTTTCTTCATCACCCTTAATAATGGTTTGCTCCTCTAGCGTTCCAAAGGGCAAAGCTAGATCAAGCAGGTCTTGACTCATTAAGGACTGGTGAAGTTCCATTTTCTTTTTGGTTATTTCGGTCAATTCATTAAACTTCTCTTGATAGTGTTGCTCTAGTTTAGCAATCATCTCTCTTGTTTTTTGTTCGTTCATGGACTCCCCCTGTAAATAGAAACTTCTTACTTCGTTTATTTCCATAAGTAAGGTTTTAAGTGATTTTACCACATAAGCCACAGGATAAGGTGGCTTTAACTGCCCCCTGCGCATTATCTGGTGGACTTTCATAAAAAAAAAGCTCATTATATCCTCTTCGGTAAAGCCCGGGAGGGTTGCTTTCTTGGAGAGTGTTTCCATTATCGGCTTAATAATACAACAAAACTGCTCAAACTCCTGATCTTTTACCTTTACGTCATCTTTTTTGTGTTTATTTAGGCGGTTGACAAACATCTCATCGATATACTCTCTGATGTACATTGCCCCTCCTGTAAGTTGCAGATGTTTGTGTTCTTGGTTGATTTAGGTAGTTAAAAATCATATATCTTAATGAGTCCGGGTAATTGTCATCCTCTTTTTTAGGCACTTGCTTGAACTTTCCGTCTGTTCCTCGAACCTCTGTCCATACATATTGTTCAATCTGCTCAATAGCTTTAGTCAAGTGTCTTGATATAGTCCACTTGGGTTTCTTTTCGATAGGATCAAACTGCATATACTCGTGGACTTTGGCGATACCCAACTCTACATCTTTGCTGGTTTCAAGTATGGGCCAACTTCTACGTCTTAACTCTTCAATCAAATCTGGTCTAGCAGGATCGGGGAATATACCCTGAACTTGTAGTCCGTTTGTTTGTGCTTTCATTTGTTCATTTATTTCTTCTATACCTTTTTGCGAGACATCAAACCCGTCAAAGGTATAAATGCCCTTAGAAGTCACCTCGTGCCACAATACTGCCGTTTCGTGTCCTATTGCAAAGCCAAAATCAATCGAACCGAAGATTGTTCCTGCTGGTTGTCGTCTGTCAACGCAATGAATATCTCTTGAAAAATCAGGCCATATAGCACCAGAGCGTTTCATAAACTCCGCCATATACTCTTGCTCGAATCTCTCAGGGGACATTCTAGTTTTTTCCTTTTCAAGCTCTACTGGGTCTAGGTAAGGATTATCATACGAGGTGAAGTGGAACGATTTAAAGTCGTCATCAACCGTATTGTAAAGATCGTAAAAGTGATTGTACCCATCAGGCGTACTTATAAAAATAGCCCAACCTTTTCTGTCCTGTAGGGTAGGGGATATAATAGTCCACGCCATCGGACTCATAAAAGCATATTCATCCATAACTACGCCATCTAGTCCAACACCTCTTAGAGAGTCAGGATTGTCTGCACCCTTTAAGGATATTCTTGAGCCGTTTCTTAACTCAATGGATAATTCTGTTTCGTTACGCTTTAAGATCGTGCCTTTAGGGACTATATCATCAAACAACCGCCAAGCTATTTCTTTTGACTGTCGGTAAGTGGGAGACACGAACCAATAATCCCCCTTGTGTTGCAGGGCTTCAAATATGATCTTAGTTACTGCGAACCACGTCTTGCCGAACCTTCTGCCACATCTTATAACCCTATACCTGTGGTTGTCCTCCATCAGAAGGCTCTGCTTCGGGTGTAATCGAATCTCCATCCCCATCCTTAGTTAAAATTACTTTGAATAATAGGTCTTCACCATCTTTGCCACTATGCTCTAGTGGTTGTGGTGGTCTGCCCTCAGCCATTTGCCATATAGTTTCTTTGCCAACTCTTTTAGTAAACTCTTCTTTTTCTTCCGGTGTCATCTCTGAAAACTTCTGCCGCCAATACTCTTTAAGCGATTGACCTTTGGGTCTATGCCAACCTTCAGGGACAGGGTGTCCGGGTTTTAATGTCCCGTCTTCGTTACGCCACTTTTTATCCACACTAACTGGTATTTCACTCATCTTTTATCTCTATATTTAATTCCTTTTCACAATAGCTTTTTACCTCATCCACCGATACATCATATAATTCAAAGGTTACTTCAGCTCCGGTGCTTGTGACGTTGATCTTGGGATTGTCGTTCGTTTTCATACTAATTATTGCACGACATTTCATCTATCACTCCTGTTAAATAATCTTCGGTCAGCTTACAATTTATCTTTCTTTTTACTTCCAATCTTTGTTGTCGTTCTACCCCGAGCCATAAACTTATCTGATTAAATAATGATCCAGCGTGTTTAGCGTTATCGTGTATTTGTTTATGCTCCTTGATCGTCACCGGCACTGCATTATCTTCGTCATATCTTGTGTTGTTAGAATCTGATTTGAATATGAAGTGGTGTATTGCTTCTGCCGGCTCTCCACTAATTGCTGAATATGGATATTTTACTTTATATTTTATTTGATAAAGTGCATCAGCTTTTCTCATCAACTTACTTTGATCTTTGCCAGATAACTTATTGAGTCTGAGGTTCTTTTTCTTAGTTTTCTCTTTACTCAACTTAATGGCACATCGCAAACTACAAACTTGCTGAAGTGAGTTACTTGGCTGGTACGTCTTTTGGCACTTCTTGCACTTTTTCATCCTGCCCCTCAATCCTCCTTAATTCTTCTATCTGTTGCTCAATCTCTTGTAGCTTTCTTTGACTTTGGTTGATTGTCACCAACAAATCGTAAGCCATTCCCTTTAACATTTCTATGGATTCCATTGTCCTCCTAAAATCTTAATTTGTTATCTTTTATAATTTGATACAGCCCCGCTGATATAGTAGAAATGTCCTGATGATCCAAATCCATATCGTAAGTGTCATTGAGCATCTCTATAATCTCGTGTAATAAAGTTTCCTCTTGCTGTTCTGGGTGGGCAGAAGTATCTATCCATATCTTTTGACTATATGAGTATGATTTCCCAGCGTTGGTTACTCCTGCGGACTTTAGTAAATCTTTAACCTCTACCGAATATGTTTTTCCTGCAATTTTAATTTCTTTTGGTATTTCCACAGTCCCCCTTTTTACATTATCTCTCCGCCACTCGATACTTGCGGTATATCGTTTAAGTAGTGACGGAGAGTCCAGCTTTGTTTTACCCATTTGTAGCTGAAATACGCTTGGAACCAATCTCACCGCATTGATTGGTAGTTTATAAATGGTAGGGGGAGTATGAGAACGATGTTTGCTTCGATACTCCCCCTTGGTAGCTCCCCCCTAAGGCAGTTGGCTGTGGTAATACTCCTCGAACTTGGCGATCGCTTCGTCGATGTCCGTTCCCTTACGTCTTGTCATCACAAGTACGTTGGTATCACCAGCTATCTCCATCGGTTCAACCTCCTATGATAATTTCCTACAAGCTGAGGGCAACTTCCAAAGACTTTGTTATCCCCAGCGTGTAAGAAACTAATCAAAAAAGCCGAGTTACCGGCTCACAAACGAAGTGCCTTTTTTCGTTTCATAAATAAAGACTAGTAGAATTAGTTGTTTTTGTCAATATCTTTCAGTTTGTCTTTCATTTTAACTCCTTGAGATTATCTAAAATATGTTTCCCTAATTCTGGGTAGACACAATTTCGCAATACTTGGCGTTTGTTTTTTAACTTAAAATCTTTCAACCCGTGTAAATCAATCAATTCTGGTATTTGTGCTTCTCTGATGATTGCCTTGCGTTGACTTTCTTTTGACGCTTGTCTGTTCATTGTGCCAATTTGTACATAATCAATCTTAATATTTAGTATTTCAAAGTTCGCCCAAAAATAATGTCTACCTATTTTTTGCGGTTCAACAAATGGCTTATAGTATCCGTTCACATTTTCAACAACATATTTTCCTTTAAAAAAATACTGCAAGAATAATATCTCTTGCCACAATCTCATATCGGGATAACGGAATATGCCTTGACCTTTTAAGAAAAAATTAGTTTTGCTGTGCGATTGACAAGGTGGACTACTCCAGATAAAATCAAACTCTTGAAAATGTTCAAGCAAATACTGGTGTGCATCTGCAACCACAACTTGATCTTTTGGAAAAAACTCCTGATAAATCTTGGCAATTTCAGGGACATTTTCAACTGCTGTTATTTCGTGTTCATTACCATTTGGAGTCCAAAGTTTTCGGTTGCCACCAATGCCGGCATAAAGGTTGCAGATTTTCATTTCCCTTCCCCTATCTTGTCTTTATTTTTCATCTTTCCTCCTTTAAGTCTTCATACGCTTTATCTATAGCGTTCTTTAGTCCTTTTCTTCCTACGCTTAGCACCCCAGCGTCAAAACCTTTTTTATATTCTTCTTTGAGAAGGTCGTTTATTCTAGCTCTTACTTCACTTTTAGGCATAGGATTTGCTTGGGTTGAGTCTCTGATTAGTTCGTCTATATTTTTTGGTTCTACTTTAGCGTCAATAAATTTTACCTCAGGACTTACCTCAGCGAACATTTGTTCCATTATATTATCTCTATAAAAAGGTTTTTCTCCTCTTGCTATTTTGTTAGCTATTTTTGTCATTTCTTCAGTGCCTACTTTTGGTTTCTCTTTCATAGTAACTATTCTCCTTATTTAGTTCCTTATAAATACATTAAATAATACCGAGTAAATAACCCACCCCAATACAAAACAAAGTATTATTTCCATTATAATAATTATATG